GAGGCCTAAGTTAGATAAGCATGTTGGTAATGTATATTGCCTTGAACAGGCATTGTATAGTGATGGTCTAAGATTGGCAGGTCGTGTTGACTTGATTGCAGAGTGGGATGGTGAGTTGGCAGTAATTGACTTTAAATCTTCCACAAAAGAAAAACAAGAAGGTAATATTCGTAATTACTTCATGCAATGTTCAGCATATGCTGAGATGTTTGGAGAAATTACAAATCTACCAATCAATAAGATTGTGGTTGCGATTGCAACCGAAGAAGAAGTAGCACAAATTTTTGTGAAAGACAAGAAAGAATATTTGCCAGAATTGAATCAATTTATTGATAAATACTGGCGTGATATTGCTGTATGAAGTAAAGAGAAAAGTGTTCTGGACGGGAGTTCGAATCTCCCCACCTCCACCATAAAGGGATATATGAAATCATATGAGGTTATAGTTATAGTATTGCTAATAACTTTAATATGCATACATGTCTTTTTATGATGGGGGTGTATTTGGTTTCGACAGGGCAAAGAGTAACAGAATGGACAGCACATCAGCAACGATGTAAAAAGAAGAAAAAAAAGTAAACGCAAACGACTCACAGTTCGCATTAGCAGCCTAAACACTGCTTAGGGTTTCGGTTGGTTTCCTCGTAACAGAATAACCAACCAATTTCATAACTAAAAAAAGGAATTAATATGAAATGGTCTACACCAGCGGCAACAGACATGCGTTTCGGTTTTGAAATTACAATGTACATTGCAAATCGGTAATATTTAATAAAGGGTTTCGAATGGTTTCCTCGTAACAGAATAACCATTCAAGGATTATTATGGCAAATTACAAAAGAAAAAAACCGAGAAGAAGTTGTAAGTGTACCTTGTGTACCAATTTTAGATGGTTGGGTAATTCAGCCGCAAAGAAAAGAATTTCTGATATTCGTAATGACGATAAGTTTAAATCATATAAGGAAGCATAGTGAAAGTTTATAGAAGTAATTACCGAAACCATTGGGTGTCGCCTTACACCATTCTCAAAGTGATTTGCTTTTGGGAAAAAGATGATGATGTGTTTTACAACCATGAAGATGTGCCTGGTCACAAATACGACAAGTGGGTTAATTTTTTAGACCCATTCTGTAAAGCATGGAGTAAATTCCTTGATTTTGTTCACCCACAAATCAACTATGTAAAGATTGACCGATGGGATACTTGGTCAATGGATCATACTTTAGCAGATATCATTCTGCCAATGTTGAAACAATTACAAAAAGATAAACACGGTGCACCTTTTGTTGATGATGAAGATGTTACAGAAGAATTAAAATCAACATCAGCACCACCAAAAGAGAATGAATATTCTACTGATGATAATCATTTCAAACGATGGGATTATGTACTTAATGAAATGATTTTTGCCTTTGAATGTAAAGTTGATGATTCATGGGAAGAAAAATTTAGTTCTGGTGAATTCGACAAGAAGACGGTTGCTTGTCAATGGGATGAAAACGGCAAAGCAACAATGTATCAATGGATTGACGGACCGAAACATACTTACACATTAGATATTGATGGTATGCAAGAAGTACAAAAACGAATCACCAATGGTTATCGTTTGTTCGGTAAATACTATGAAGCGCTTTGGGACTAAAATCTGGAGACTGTGGGCAAAGGCACTAGGAGAAAAAGCATCAACAGATGACAATGTAGCGGATAAGATTGCCATTATTCGTTCAATCATTGTGTTAATATACATAGTGACTAATTTTGTAATTATAGCCGGTGTTTTGCGACATTGGAATGACTAAATAAGTAACCAGCACTCACACAAATCGCTGGTAACACACAAACACACTAAGGAGTGAAACATGTCTAATATGACACCGTTCGAGATTCGCCTTGAACTTTTAAAAATGGCGAAAGATATGCTTACCGATGACTACTATGGTAAGCGTGAAATCATTAGCAATAGTTGGCAAGCCAAACTAGAAATCGCTAAAATCAATGGGGGAGAGTTACCTGAACATCCAGGTTTTCCATTATTCCCCTCAGAAACAGAAATCATTTCAAAGGCTCAAACCCTAAATGGTTTTGTTTCAAACATCCCACTAGAAACAAAGACTACACCTAAAAAGTCTACCACCTGATGGGCGAGAAGAGCGCACTCTTCTCGGGTGAGCTCTCCTTTCAACACAAAGGAGTAAGAATGAAATCAAGTTTTTTAATTTGTATTGCCACTATCATGGTAATACTGACGATAAGTTTTGGAATGGCATCACAGATAAGATATGATATGCCTTTTAAAACCAAATTCAACAGTTTGTCACCAGAGGCAAAAGCAGAAGTTGAATGTCTAGCAGAAAATATTTACTTTGAATCTGCCCACGAACCAAAACAAGGACAGATTGCCGTTGCGTTTGTTACCTTAAACAGAGTTAAATCCGGTTTATTCGAAAGTAATATCTGTGGTGTAGTGAAACAAAAATTCAAAAATGTTTGCCAGTTTTCTTGGTACTGCGAAGATAAACCTCACCGCATTTCAACCGAAAAACGCTTGACATCCACCCCCAATTCGTTGTATAATGACATTAGAGAATTAGCAGTTAGTGTGTATATTAATTATGAACGAATGATAGACCCATCCAATGGTGCTTTATTTTACCATGCTGACTATGTTAATCCTGGATGGAAAAACATGCGGACAACTGCCGTTGTTGGCCGTCACATATTTTACGCTAGAACAGGAAAAGGAATATGAAAATGCCAGTTAAACTAGAATACCCAACACCAACTATTGTGTCTTTGACATTAGTGTTGTTGGCAGCAATATTTGGATTTGGTTATTACAGTATAAGTGACAGAACTCTTATGGCACAAAACATCGATAATGCAATTGCAAAAGGAATTGACCCATTATCAGTAAGATGTTCATATGCAAAGAGTGATGATATTATTTGTGTGGCTTTTGCTTCATCAGCACAATCTCACAATACAGGTGTGACAACAGTTAAGAAATAATTTTTTTAGGAGTATATTATGGCTATTCAGCAAGTGAGTGTTAATCAAATTTCAAACCCAGCAGACCGTGAAAAGTTGTTGAAAGTAATCCGTGAGGTGTCTGATTCAATGGCACGGGCTCAGGGTGAGAAAGAATACATCCGTGAAGCAATTGCGGATATTAGTAAACAGTTACAATTACCAAAGAAGATTGTAGCAAAGATGGCGAAGGTTTATTTCAAACAGAACTATGATGAAGAAGTTGCTGTGCAAGACCAATTTGAAACTCTTTATGAAACGATTGTAAAATGAAATATATTTTTAAACAAATAGATGATATCTCTGGTCACAAGTCAGAGACTACATTAGAATTTAGTGCAGATTCTCTTCCAGACATTCTGGAACATTTTGAAATGTTTCTCCGTGGTTCAGGTTTTCATCCATCAGGTACATTAGACTTTGTGAATTATGATGACTGTGAAGAATGGCACAATGAAGAGTTTGATACACCGCAAGAAGAACCTGTTTATACTTGGAACAATACAAGTGCAACATGGCCTTTTCCAAAAAGTAATCCGACTGAAGATGTGAGTAAATTGGGTGAAGAATGGTATGGTGTTTCACCATCTACCGCAATGCAATGGACTGTGAATGAATTGATGAAAGGTCCAATGACTGTGCAATCAAATGCTGAGAAGTGTTCAGTTTGTGGTCTTAGTTTAGAAACAATGAAAACTCAAAAATGTTGGGATAAGTTTTGCCCAAAAGGAAATGATGCCTACTAAAGATGAAATGGCAAAATTTGCCAAGTCGATAGAGTCTCTTGTTGCAAATACTGATTACAATTACATAGAAGCGATTGTTGACCATTGTAAGACAACTGGTCTTGAAATTGAAGTAGCTGCAACATTGATTAACTCTAATCTTAAATCAAAGATTGAAGCAAACGCAATGGATAATAATATGTTAAAAGATAAAGGTGCTCGATTGCCAATATGACTGGTTATGAAACATTTGAAATCTATCAGGCACTCAAGTTACACTTTACATCGGATTCTTACGATTACTTCAAATACAATGGTAAGACCAGTGTTAGTGTAACTGCTTTCGAAAATAGAAAAGACAAATACCACTTTTACAAACTATCTCGTAAATGTAATAACAAAGATGATTTGATTAATTTTGTTGTTGCCAATTTTGTAGAAGATGAGAAGTCTTGGGTTGGTAACCTATTGATGGAAGAGGCAGATATGAATTACCGAAAACGACAAAAGGTAATTCAATCGCTATCGTATACATTTGAGAATGATTTAACGAAGATATTCGATGGTTGTTCTAACCCTAATGACTTGATTATTGTGCATGATGGTGACTATCCTAGTCTATTGACGAAGACTTTACAGAGAGATATACAGATTGAAACCTTGTGTATTCTTAATGACATTCTTGGATTCTTTCCTATGTGGTCTAAGAAGATATCAGACACTATTCGGTGGCCAGAATACAGGCGAAAATGCACCAAGTATGCCACATTTCTTCCCAAGGATAGTGTAAAATATAAACTTATATTGAAGAAGGTGATAAATGATTGAGAAA